ATCCCAACCGGAAGCTTTTGCCGCCTTTTCGTCTTGGATCTTCTCGAACAGATCATCCACGCCCATGCGCGTACGGACGCAGGCTACCTTCCAGTCGCTCACGTTTGACTTAGTGCCGTCTGGGACAAGCAAGTCCGTCGCCATGATGGCTTTGCAGCGCCAGTTGGTATTGTCCTCGAAGATTAGCGGACCATCGCCAATGAGAACCATTTCACGCTGCGAGAGCTGCATGATGTAGTCGAAGTCCTTGTCGAGCTTCTGGAGCCGGTCAAACTCCTCGGTGATGATCTTCGACCATTCCTCCCGCTTATCCATGTCATTACCGTACGCGGTACGAATGTTCGTGTAGGTCGGAACCTCGGCGAACACGTCGTAGAAGGCTGACATTGCCAGCGTAAGGAACGCTTCCGACTCACGAAAGTTGACGTTGGTGCGGAACGCTTGATTGTTGCGGCGCAGTTCTGCTGGATTGTACGGAGGATTTCCATCGACCAGACCGCGCAGCTTGGCTCGCGTACTATTACGCAGCTCATCAGCCATGATAAGCTTCTGAAAGATTTCGCGAGCGGATGCCGCGTCGGCTATGCGCGTTTCAGGCGCTTTGCCGTCTTCGTTGATAGTTTCAAGCGGCAGTTGGGCTAGGTTTCCGTACATGGTCGTTTTTTCCAGCAGTGAGCCGGAAGGTTTTCGTTCTCTGTAGCGTCCGAGAATTTATGAAGGGTTTCAATGGGAAACCAAACCATGCTTCTGATAAAGCAACCGCAAAACTCGCAGCTTTGCAGGCTTTCGTCTACCGGAGTGCTGCCGTGTTGAGAGAAAGTTTTGACAGCATCCTTTAGCACACGGGCGTTGCATCCGGTGCATCCAAGTGGTTTTCGATTGTAAACGCAGGTCGAGCAGATGCTTGCGCGTCTATTTGCTTCCGCCTGATCCACCTTACCGCCGCCAACCGTAAGTCCGTGGAGAAGACTCATGCTGAACCGAATGACGTCTCCGATCTGAAGCGATTTACGTCCTTCTGGCTTGGGAACATTAACTTCGTTGTAAGAGCAATCGGCACCGTTACGACACGCATATTCGGTGATTAAATCGTCAAGGTTGCTCGGAATTTTAATGGCGTTCGCCGTGTAGTGATTGCGGACAAACTCATGAAGCTGCGCCCATGATCCTCCGGGTACTTCAATCCCAGTCTCAGGAATGCGGTAATGCCATCCGCCGGGGATGACCATGTGTTCGTTCAGAACTTTGTAACCAGTGGTTTTGCTCATGCTTCAATCGTTTCGTCGTAGTAAATTGAATCTGCGTCCTTCACTAGCTTTTCCCAGACCTTATCCATCTTCGTGAAGCGCGGCTCTAAAACAGCAGTTTTGCGGACTAGATCAAGCAAGACTACAGCAGCGTCGGCCAAATCAGGCGATTTTCCGGTTCGCTGCTTCATCACGGTCTTTGATTCGACCGATATCTTCCGCTTGGAATCATCGAACATACGGGCGCAGAACTCCTGCAACGTCTCGATGTCCATGCCGCCAAGGCGCTCTTCAACGGCCCACTTACGCATTGAGAACCAGAGTTCCGTTACCTTTCTATCGTAAGCCTCATTGCATGGCCTACTGTCTTCGTCGCTGACAGGAATGGTTGATGGCGAGCCGCCGAACTCTACGCGATGAATCACACCCCATTCGCGGGCCAACCCACCGCCTTCACCGCTTGAATCCAGCCCAAACTTGTCCGGTGGAACGCCGCGCTTGTTGCATTCTTCTTTAACCCGATTGGCTATCTGGTAATGCACCGGCTCCGTTAGCTGAGCGTTGACCGATATGTGGATGATGTCCTGAAAAAGTATGCTGACCTTGTCGTTTGCGGTGCCAACTTTTGCAAAGCGAAGGATACATCTGTCGCCGCCAAAGCCCGGATCAAGACCGGCAACGATTTGGACATTGGTCGTAAACACCAAACTTTTTGTAGGTGTGTGCGTCTCGATGAGCGATTCGGACAAGACCGTCTTGACCATGCCGTCCGGCGACCAGAATCCGCGTGTGTACTTCCAGAACGTAGGGCTTTGCTCGCCCTCATGCCGCATAGCCGACAAGACCTGATCCTGAGTAATGAGGTATGGATACTTTGTGCGGCCCTCGCTGATGTTGGGCGACTTCATGCCGTCAAAGCGTCGGCACATCCCACGTTCTGTCAGCCAATGCTGGTCTTCAATCGTTACGCTGCGCCAACCCTTTGCCGGTGTGCAGAAGCGTCCGTGCGGATCAAACTTTGAGGCAGGGTTTCCGATGACCAACATTTTGAACTCGCGGCAACCCTTAGAAAGATTCGTACACGCTTCGAAAGCCGCTTCAGGCGTATCCGTAGCTTCGTCGATAATAACCATCACACGCTCGGCGTGGATGCCCTGAATGTTGGCCACAGCCTTGGATGTGTTGCCCTCGGCGACGGCGATAGCGGAAATAGAGTGTCGGTCGTCTCCTTTGATGGCTTGAAGACTCATCTTCGAATCGACCATGTTTCCGGGGAATCCGCGTGATTTCCGAACAAGATCCTGAAGATTGGCCCACATACGCTTTCGGATCATCTTTGCCGTTGTAGACGTGAGAACAACGGTTGTCTTAGAGGGGTTTGCCAGCCACCAAACAGTCGCAAAGAGCGTCGCGCCGAAAGTCTTTCCGCTCGCACCGCAACCGGCCCATCCGACGTAGTCATGGTCGCAAAGACCTTCGACTTGTGCTTCGAGCCACGGGTTCCAGCTCATCTTCGGCCATAACATTTTCGTGGCGTTACGAAAATGATCGAAAGTACCTAGTCCGCCCTCATTCGGTTGGAGCCGATTTCGGAATGCGTAGAGTTCCAGTTCTAGGTCTGGAATCTTGACTGGGGAACGAATCCCGTACTTGTGGTCGATCAATGGATGCTCTGACACTTGCTCTGGCATAGTTTGGCCTTGCATTAGTTCTCGCTGGACTTGACGGTCTGGCAAAGGAAAAATATGCCGTCGCAACTTGTTTCTTCAACCGGCTGCTGCCAGCCTTGCGATACCGTTCCGGTTGTCGTAAATGTCCCCGGACCACAGGGTGCTGCGGGTACTAACGGAACGAACGGCGCGAACGGGGAAAATGCGTTCTCGTATACGACCGCGTCGTTTGTAGTTCCAACTTTTGGAGCATCGGTTGTCGTTGCGGTTGCGAACACTTCGTTTCTTCCAGAGTCGGTTGCTGGACAATTTTTTGTATCGGTTCAGGGATGCGGCTACTTGCAGGTTACATCGGTAGACGGCTTGCTGGTAACCCTACAAAACCCACTTGCAGGCGTTCTCGGAATCCCAAATGCGATTCCTACGACGGTGATTCCTATTGGTTCACTTATCACGCTGTCGGGTGCAATTGGCGCTACGGGTGCGGCAGGAGCGTCTGGCGGAGCATCGTCCGCAGCGACGTACATTGTTCGAACTCCCGACGCATCGGTTCCGAGTGCGACGGCGCTCAATTCATTTTCATCTGGTTATCTCAAGACCCAAGGGTCGAGCGGATCTGGGTTTCTATCGACCGTCGCAACAGTTCCTGTCGGCGACATCAGCGGCGTGTTGCCGGTCGCAAACGGTGGAACGAACGTCGCAACCATACCTACCAATGGCCAACTGCTCATTGGCAACGGAACGGGATACACGCTGGCAAGTCTGACCGCAGGATCGAACATCACGATTACGCCGGGTGCAGGCACGATCAGCATAGCGGCCACGGGCGCTGCGGCAGCGTTCAGCTACGTCACGTTTACGCGGAGGGTGACTGGAACCGGAGCATCCGCTCCGAATATTGTTGGTCCTACGGCTGGCAGCAATCCGTACAGCACAACGACTTACGGGTCCGCATCCTACGTCAGTCTTGATAGTGCGTCAGGATTTACCGCTTCAAGCGGTCGATTTACGGTTCCATACACTGGATACTACAGGATTGACGCATATTTCAACCTTGTAGCAGATACTTCTACTGCAAGCGTTACTATTTACATTAGAAAACTTGGCTCAAATGTATTGTCGTCAAAATCTTTTAGTGTCACCAGCAGTGGATATCATCCGATTAGTTTGATGTATATTGATCAAGCATCTGCGATTACCGATTATTATGAAATAATTGTTGGAACTACGCAGACGCTGATTGTTGACAGCGGCTCCTCATTCTCTGTCCAACGGATTCAGGCTTAAGCCATGAGCGAACGCGCACCACGGCGGTACACGGATGGGTCTGTCACCTTTGAGGGTGGCATTGACGCTGGTGTGATGCCGTCTGAGGTGGACAAGAATCAGGTCGCCTTCGCGGTAAATGCCAGCTTTCGGCAGGGATTCATCTCTCCTCGACCCGGTTTCATCCAGAAAGATTACGACGTATGCTTGTCGATTACGGCAGACAGCACGCTCGTAACTGCGGATCAAACCAATGTCACGGCGGACGGCTACTCCGAGGAGTGCTACGGTTCGAGCAATTTGACCGGCGTCTTCCAGTGTGCGCTCCCATACATCGGCGACAACGGAGCGACGTTCATCCTGATGCTAATCAGTGGTAAAGTGTGGCTTTACGACTGCCTTCAAAACAGCGTTCAGAACCTTTCAGCTTCGCCCAATCTTGAGAACCCATCAAACATACTCGATGGCTGGATGGTTCAGGCGGAGAACTTCGTCGTCATTCAAGATGGCCAAAGCGCACCGCTGATCTTCAACGGATCAAGCCTGCGCCGCGCAACCACCGACGAAATCAAGTGCGGAAGAGTAATGGCCTACGTCAACGGGCGTATCTGGTACGCTCTTGCAAATGGATTCTCATTCAGAGCAACGGACATTGTTTATGGAGATGGCACGCGAGCGAGTGTTCTCAAAGAAACCGAGAACACCTTCCTCAACGAAGGCGGAGACTTTGCGGTTCCGTCGGATTCAGGAGGAATCACTGCAATGGCCGTCCCCGGCGATCCAGATACGTCGCTTGGGCAAGGTCCGCTCCTAGTCTTTACTCCTCGATACGTCTTCTCGGTTCAAGCTCCTGTTGATCGTGATACATGGAAGAACCTGAGCTATCCGATTCAGGCTATCAGCTTGCTAACCAGCGGTGCGCTTGGCGCTAGGTCGGCCATTACTGTCAACGGCGACGTGTTCTACCGCGCAGTCGATGGCGTCCGCTCGTTCATCATTGCTCGCCGCTCGTTCACTGATCCGGGGAATACGCCGATCAGTGGCGAGATTCTGAACATTGTTGAGAACGATCAAACCAGTCTTCTGTGGTCTGGATCTGCGGTCGTGTTCGATAATCGATTGCTGATGACCGGACAGCCTCGGTACAATGCCGAAGGTGTTATCCACAAGGCGCTGATGGTTTTGGATTTCGACCTGATTACGTCGATGCGGAAAAAGTTTCCTCCCGCGTGGGCAGGAATCTGGACTGGACTCGATGTGTTGCAGGTCTTGAAGACAGAGAGCGTTTACGGCGATAGGTGCTTTTCGATTGCTCGCGGCGAAAACGGAACCATTCAGATTTGGGAAATCAGCAAGGGCGACAAGTTCGACAACAATATTGCTGATGGAAAGAAGGAGATTCAGTGGCTGGTTCATACTCGCGCCTACAACTTCGAGATTCCGTTTGGATTGAAGCGGCTTGATTCGGGCGACATCTTCATTGATTCCTTGGATGGAGACGCTTCTTTCAATGTCGAGTATCGACCCGATCAGTACCCCGGATGGATTGAGTGGGCAGACTGGGCTGAATGCGCGACAACTTTGCAGTGCCAACCCGCTTGTCCGCTGGTCAATTTCCAGCCGCAGTACAGGCCGAAGATGCGCTTGCCGACTCCTTCGGATATTCCGTGCAATTCGAGCATCAGCACACCGACTCGAAACATGTACGAGGTTCAAATGAGCCTGACAGTTACGGGATATTGCCGCATCAAGAGCATCCGAGTTCACGCTTACGACGTTCAAGAACCTGCGGTGGGCGAGTGCCTTGTTTTCGAAGGATGCAAGACTCTTGATGCTTGCGACGTAAACCCGTTTACCTACACATCGGAATAGTATGCCAAACCTAACCTTAATCACGCTTACACCTCCAAGTCTTCCGGTGAGTTATTGTCCGTTGAACTACCAGAACTTGGCCAACGATATCATCGGAGGCACGCAAGCCGTTTTCAACAGCACGATTGGAAACTCGTTCTTCAATTTTGGACCGACGTATCCGGCGATCAACAATCGGATTTATCCGTGGCTTGATGAGGATGGACAGTGGTGGATTTTTGATCAGGGATTCTGGCTTCGTAAAAACCCAGTTACGGCGGCAAACGAGCGTCGCATCTTTGTCGGAACGACTAACGATCTTCTTTCGTACGACGGCGGCGATGGAACGGCTACGGCGACAAGTACAACTGGCCCGATGTGGGAAGTTGACACTGAGTTTGAAGCTCGCTTCCCGGTCGGTGTTGGAGCGTTTGTTGCGAGTGGTGCGGTTGTTGTTCAGGGAAAGGCGACATCAACATCAATCGTTGGCGAAGATCAACACAAGCTGACTGTTCCAGAGACTCCGTTCAACGAACACACGCATGGTGTTGCTCAGTTAATTGCTCCGGCAAACGACGATTATTACCTCGTCAACAAGTCTTGGAGCGGACTCGGTTCGTACCCCACACAGATCCTTCAAGGTGCTGCTGGAAGCGGTGGAGGCGGAGCTGGTCCGAGCATCACTACTGGTGATATCGGAACTACCACTGCCGACAAGACCGGAAACGATACCCAGAACGCTGTCGGCCACAACAATCTGCCTCCGTTCTACGGCGTTTACTTCATCAAGCGAACCATCCGAGTCTATTACACCAAATGAAGCTAATCGTTCAGGACATTCGCTCGACAATCGCCCGTGTAATCGGCGTCTGCGTCGATGACGCTCGCGTTTACGACTACATCAATCAGGCGTGCCGACGGCTTCTTCACAAGGGGTTGTGGGCAGGCGCGTACGGACGCTTCACGATCCACACGGTTGGAGGTTGCATCACTTGGCCGCGTCATATTGAAACCATCGAGTCCGTCGCTGATTGCTGCGGCGTAGGAACAGTTCGCAATCAATGGTTCGAGTTTCAGGAAAGCGGATACGGATTGCTCGGAGAGAACAATGGCGGGTGCGTCGGCAAGCAGCTTGTGGATCGTGGCACCGTGGTTTCTTACCGCGACATGTCCGGCGAGACGAATAGCTTCATTCGAGTCTATCCCGGCGACGCTTCTGACGTTGGCAAGACCATCACGCTGCAAGGTGTTGATCAGAACGGGCAATGGATTCGCACATTGTCTGGCGGCGTATGGATCGATGGCGAGAAGCTGACGCTCGCGTTGCCGTACGTTCAATCGACCAAGAAGTTCATATCGTTAACCGGAGTCATTCGTCAGGCAACCAACACGTCGAGCCGGTTGTACGAGTACAATGCGACGACCTTGCTGGAGCTTGATCTGGCAGTTTACGACCCTGATGAAACTTTGCCGCAGTACCGTCGCAGTTACCTGACGGATCGTTGTAACAACGACGAGGATAAGCCGGTGACGGTCATGGCGAAGATGCGCCATATCAACGCGACGAGCGTCAATGACTACCTCATTCCGCCGAGTCCTGATGCCATCAAGCTGATGGTCATGGCGATTCGTAAGGAAGAGAACGATTTGATTCAGGAAGCAGTGGCCTACGAAGCCAAAGCAGTTCAAGCTGTTCAGGAGCAAACCATGCAATACCTTGGGGACGCAGTCGCAACGATCCGTATGGTCGGCGTCGGACTAAACGGCGGTGGATTTTCCCAATGGTTCTGAACCAAAAAGAATAATTTATGGCATTACCATCATTACCTCCGGGGATGGGGACATCAGCAGGTGGATCTGCGCTTTCCGCTGTCGGAACACTTCTTGGCGGATTATTTGGTCCGAAAAAGGTCAAGGTTCCAGAGCTAAAGCCGATTGATTTTGCAGGAGAGCAGCGGCAGGCGATTCAGCAGAATATTGCATCGCTTGAGCCTGCAACCGAGTTGGCCACCAAGACGACCGCTGCTGAACAAGGTATTCTTGAGGCGCAGCTTCGTCGTGCAATTCCCGGTTACGATCAATTGATTCAACAGGCTGGAAAGAATATCGGATCAGCTTTGCGGGGCGAGGTTTCGCAAGACGTTGCTTCTCAGCTTCAACGATCTTCTGCTGGACGTGCGCTTAGCGGAGGCTATGGCGCTGGTTCGGGTGTTGGCAGGAATTTGGCTGCTCGCGACTTTGGCCTGACATCGATGCAGATCCAGAATCAAGGTCTTGCTCAAGCTCAGAACTTCATCCAGCAGCAGCGGACAATGGGCATGGCGCAACCGTTTTCGGTGAGCAGCATGTTCATCACCCCAAATCAGCGGA